CTTGGCTCGAGTGTTTTGAATCCATCGGGGGTTGTGCGCTCGGGGGTGAAGGCTGCGGAAAAGACGGTTACCAAGGGTGGAAAAGCCGCGCAGATGTTGGCCAAGGATTTTCAAGCGTACAACCAAGCTCTTGGTCCAGCGGGCGTAGCCTATGCTGCTAAACCACAGGGCGGCACGTTTGGATACACCCCAGAGGACCTGAATCGGGCCAAACCTATTACTTATTTGGCTAAATTGGTTAGAGACTATAGAACCGAGGCCAGTGATTTGGGCGCTGGGGACGAAATTCTTGAGTTTTTAAAGACTAAAGCGCCTAAATACTTCACTACTATGTACGGAACAGCCAATGATCCGCTTCGTACAGGAATTCGAAATCGTCGGATTGATCCTTTTGGTGCGGACGTGGAACAATTGCCGCCTTATTTAGTGGATGCGGCAATTGATCCAGCGGCCCGAGGCAATTTGCAGGCTAAAAAAGTCTTGGAAAAAGCTTACGATGACATGACGGGTATCCGTGCTTATTCTTTAAGGCCAGAAGACGCCGACGGATATATGTTTAGAAGGAATATAGAACAAGGTATTTCTGAAAAAATGGGACAAGAAGGTGTTCCTGTTGAGGCCCGCAATCTTCCTATAATAAATGCCTTTTCTACAGTTGATTTTGAGCAGTATCCATCTAGTAGTGAATTGTTGCGCAGGCTTTACAACCAAGAGGCGATGCCTCCTAACATCCAGCAGGCATTGCGCACAAGCGAACCCATTTATGATATAGACCCTAGGTTGGCATTGCTTAAGCCCGAAAATGTCATTGAGGCACTGCAACAGGTTCCGGTAAACAAGCTCAAAACTATGAGCTTTCCAGAGGCGCTAATTCAAGGCACACAGGCACTGGCCCCGGTCCGTGATTACCTCGCCGCTGTTGCTCTGGCAGAAAAGGGTGCAAAGGTTCCTCGTAAAGCCTTGGACATGTTTACTACTTCGGTGATGAAAGCTCCGTCGTTTAATGGGCAATGGGTGACGCTTGATAAATCTGTGGCTACCAGGCTAGAGGGCAAGCTTATGAAACACTCAATAGGGGATTACAACTTTGGCAGCTCGTATGGCACGGCGCACACCGATTTGCCGTACGGAGGCAAGAAGGCTTTTGACGAAGGTCTGGTTCGCGTGTATTCTTTGAGGGATGATCAGGGTCTGCCCAAGGTTACGTTGGAGATGGCCAAGTCTGAGGGAGGCAAAGGAAGCACTTGGAATGTGTCCCAGATTAAGGGTCGATTTAATTCTGAACCTTTGCCTGAAACACGTGAAGACATCTTCCGACTTTTGGATAAGGTAAACGGCCAAGAAGGTTTAAGCAAGATCAAGACAAATAGCTACAGTATGTCTCCCACAGGAGAACGCAGTGATACAAAGCGTGTGGACTGGAGTAAAGAATACGATCTGTGGACTTCGGAGCAACAACGTGCTGCAGGCGGCATGGTGCAAGGTTACGCTGAGGGTGGGATAGCTGACCTCCCCAAAGGCTACGACGAAGAGGATCCTACAACGCTAAAACCTTTTCTTCCAACTACTACGTCTACAGCAAATAACGCCGGGATTGCTACGATTGTTCCTGGATATGGGAATCCCAATGCTGCCGCAATAACCGCCGCTGCGTTTGATTCCATGACTCCTGCGCAAAAGGTAGTTCATCAAAAGATACTGGAAGCAATTAATGATGCAAGGCCTATGGCTTTTACAATTGCAGAAGCCATAAAAAATCAATTCTTCCCTGTTACAAGTACGGGGGGAATTGGCGACGGCGGCGATGGGCCTGTTGGTACCGTTACTGTTGGCCCACTGGGGCTAGCTCCCGGCGATGGCGCTGCTCCTGGTGGTGTGGGTAACGGGGGTGGTAGTGTAGGTGGTAACGCTGGTATTGGTAATGGCGCTACAGCCTCTGGTGTAGGTACTGGTATTGGTAGCGGCGCGTCTTCTGGCGCTGGTCTTGCCAACGGCGGCATGATTGAACGACAATTCACAGACAACCGCAGATACATGTAAGGAAAAAAATGCCAATCGAAAAAAATAACGATCTGCCTTCTGGCAATATGGATGTTGAAATTGAGGACGTCATAACGGAAGACTTGCCCGACATTGAAATTGTCTTTGACGAAGAAGGTGGCGTTGATATAACAATTGGCGAGGGCGACGATGAAGAAGTCCCGTTTGATGCCAACTTAGCCGATGTCCTCGATCCTGGAGTCTTGCAGCAGATCAGCTCTGAGCTGATGCCTTTGTTTGAGGCGGATCAGGGTTCGCGTAAGGATTGGGAAGAGCAGTACGGCAAGGGCCTGAAGTTGTTGGGCTTTACGTTTGACGAGCGCACCCGACCATTTAAAGGCGCAGCCGCGGCGACGCATCCTTTGCTTACTGAAGCTATTGTGCAGTTTCAGTCTCAGGCTTTGAAAGAGCTGATGCCTGCTGACGGTCCTGTGCGTACACAGGTGCTGGGCAAGGAGACTCGCGAGAAGTTGATGCAGGCGGACCGCGTGCGCGACTTTATGAATTACCAGATCACTTCGGTGATGGAAGAGTACACCCCTGACTTTGACCAGCTCTTGTTCTATACGGGCTACGGTGGCTCGGCGTTCAAGAAGGTTTATTACGACGAGGACAAGGGCCGCATGGTCAGCAAGTTGATCCTGCCGGATAACTTGTATATCCCGTACAACGGCTCGAGTGTGATGAGCGAATGCGCTCGGATCACGCACGTGGTGCCGATGTCCGTGAACGATTATCGTAAGGCCGTGTTGCGTGGTCAGTATTTGGATACGGCAGAGGAGCGCAGCACTTCGGATGTGGGCAACAACATCATCCAAAAGGAGACCGACCGCGTTACCAAGATGAGTCCTAATGAGGATGATGAGGAAATGGAATTGCTGGAGTTCCAGATCGATTGGGATCTGGAGGGCTTTGAGCACGTGGATGATGATGACGAGCCGACTGGTTTGCGCTTGCCTTACATCATCACGATTGACAGAACATCGGGCTCGACCATAGGCGTGCGTCGCAATTGGAAAGAGGGCGATGAGTTGTATCGCCGTAAGCAGTACTACGTGCACTACATGTTGGTCCAGGGCCTTGGTGCGTATGGCTTGGGCTTCTTGCATTTGGTTGGTGGCTTGAGTCAAGCGGCTACTTCAGCGTTGCGCCAGCTGATTGATGCGGGTACGTTGGCTAATTTGCCAGCGGGCTTTAAGGCCAAGGGTGCACGCATCATGAACGACGATGTACCGTTGCAGCCGGGCGAGTTTAGAGATATTGATGCGGGTGGCGTGGAGTTGACGCAGACGCTGATGCCGTTGCCGTACAAAGAGCCGAGCCAGACGTTGTTTTCGCTGTTGGGGTTCTGTGCGGACACAGGTCGTCGCTTGGCCAGTGTTACGGACATGCAGGTGGGCGACAGCAACCAAAACGCTGCGGTGGGTACAACGATTGCGTTGTTGGAAAAGGGTGGGCAGATCATGTCCGCTATCCACAAGCGTTTGCACTACTCACAGAAGATTGAATTTAATCTGTTGGCCAAGGGGTTTGGTGAGTACTTGCCTGACGAGTACCCATACGATGTACCGGGCGAGACGCGTACCATCAAGCGCAAGGACTTTGACAGTCGCATTGACATTCTTCCTGTTTCTGACCCCAACATCTTCTCTGTGGCCCAGCGCATTACCATGGCGCAGACCCAGTTGCAGTTGGCGCAGAGCAATCCGCAAATGCACAACATGTATGAGGCGTATCGCCGCATGTATCAGGCAATTGGTGTGCGCGACGTTGATCAGATCCTTAACACACAGAATGTGGACAAGCCAAAAGACCCTGTTAGCGAGAACTCGCAGGCTTTGGACGGATCGCCGCTCAAGGCTTTTGCAGGCCAGCAGCACGATGCGCACATCTTGAACCATTTGCTGTTTGGTTTGTCTCCCATGATTAGCGGAATGCCGCAAGTGGCAATTACGATGCAAAAACACATCTTTGAGCACATTCGCTTGAAGGCGGAAGAGGCCACAGAGGCTGAATTGTTCACGCAGTACGGTACGGACCCCGATAGTATGGTTTCTGCTTTGCAGCGTGAGGCAATGATTGCAATTAAGACCGCTGAGTACTACCAAGAAACCAAGAAACTGCAAACAGAACTGCAAGGGCCTCCCGGAGATGATCCATTGGTCAAGGTCAAGGAGCAGGAAATCCAGGCCAAGGCCGCGGCAGACGCTGCTAAGGACGCAAACGACAAGGCTCGCATCCAACTGGAGAGCCAGCGCGTGCAGGGAGACTTGGCAGTCGATCAGGCCAAGATTGCGCTTGACAATCAGAAACTTCAACAGCAAGGATCACAAAATGCAGCCCAAAACGACCAAGCCCGCCAAAATTCGCAGCTCCAAGCAATTGCCCGGAGCCAAAAAGTTAGCGGTCCCCAGCGATAAGCCAAAGAAAACGTATGTTTATCGTAAAGATGCGTTCAAGAAGGTGTTGATTACGTAACAAATAAGTGCATAATGCATCCAAGCCCACGGACAGGGGTCCCATCTGTCTGCTTCATTGGAATAATCCATGCTTGAATTTGCCGAAAAAACGCTGATCGCTGTTAAAGGGCTTCGTCGCCAGACGGAAGAGATCTTGACAAGCGGTAAGGTGAAGGATATGGAGCAGTACAGGTTCCTAATGGGACGCCTTGAGGGTTACAAGTTTGTTGAGATGGAAATACAACATCTTCTTAGCAAAAACCAGGACCAATAAAGGAGTTTTAATGGAAGTGACTGCGCTGGAGAAAAAGTGGGCAGATGAAGCTGCTGCTCACGTGCCTTCTTTGGACGACGCTTACGACAAAGAGGGCAGCCTCGATGTTGGAAAGATCGAACAGAAGGTAATGGACCGAATCCCCTCCCCTACGGGCTGGCGGATCGTCATCCTGCCCTACCGAGGGGCAGAAAAAACCAAAGGTGGCATCGTATTGTCAGACCAAACCCGTTTGCGAGAGCAATCGGCAACGGTTTGCGGCTATGTGCTGTCTGTTGGCCCACTTGCATACGCCGATGAGGCTAAGTTTCCCACCGGAGCGTGGTGCAAGAAAGGGGATTGGATCGTTTTTGGCCGATATGCGGGCGCCCGCTTGCCTATCGACGAAGGTGAGATCCGAATCATCAATGATGACGAAGTCCTGGCATTAATCCAGAATCCTGAAGATATCGTTCACCTATAAGGCAAATTATGGTAACTCAAATGGATAGTGAACAATTGGAATTTAACCTTGGGGAAGACGAAAAACCCGCAACGGTGACGTTTGACAACGACGTTGACGGTAACCAAGAAGAGGGCAAGCTGGAAGTACAGCAGGAACGCCCTGAACAAAAAGAAAGCTCTGCTCACTCAGATGAGCTAGGTTCGGTCAATGACGCAGTGCAAAAGCGCATTGCCAAGCTGACTGCCAAGATGCGCGAGGCAGAACGCCGCGAGCAAGCTGCTGTTGAGTATGCCAAGGGCCTGCAAACGCAGACCCACCATCTTCAACAAAAGCTGGTGCACACGGATTACAGCCGCTTAAGCGAAGCTAAGTCCCGCTTGGAATCCCAGCAGTCCTCACTGCGCCAGATTATCCATAAAGCGCGGGAAGAAGGCGACCTTGACACTGAAATGGAAGCTCAGGAACGCCTGACTGGCCTGCTTCAGGAGAAGGGTCAGGTCTCTGGTTGGCTGCAACAGCAAGAACACGCTGTACGCAATCCCGCGCCCGAGCAACAATATCAAGCCCCACCACAGCAGCGTGCAGCACCCGATCCCCGTGCCGAGGACTGGGCCGCTCGTAATGCTTGGTTTGGTCAGGATCGCATGCTGACCTATGCTGCGTGGGGTATCCACCAAGAACTTATTGAGAAAGAGGGTGTTGACCCTACTTCCGATGAGTACTATACTGAACTCGATCAACGCCTCCGGAACGAGTTTCCGAAGAAGTTTGCGGGTGAGCAATCACCTAGTTTTCAGCCCAGACAACAGCGTTCCGCGCCTGCTGTTGCCCCTGCTTCCCGGAGTTCCGGAATAAATAGTGCGCGCCGAACTGTCCGGTTATCGCCGAGTCAGGTTGCTATTGCAAAGAAACTGGGTGTACCTCTTGAAGAGTATGCCAAGTACGTAAAGGAGTAAG